TAGCATAGGGTTGAGTTCCTACACCAAAGGGGAAATTTAATTACCAAAGGGGAAATTTAATCAGGAGGAAATCAGGGAAATCACCCCAAATCCAGACAAATATCAATAAACCACCACCGGATTGTCGGAATACCGGAAGAACCCCGAATCTGATATATCTTGCAAATCAAGCAGTTAGTTAACATCTCCCAGTACAGATATACAAGGCCGAAGGCGACAAACGCTGTTTTATTGTCTTGATTTCCGCATTGGCAAGTCGTAACTTATAGTATTATAAGGGGGAAGTTCTCTGAATTGCTGTAAAGTGCTGAAATAAAAGAATAATCAGGAAAAGACCACCTGTTGTATACCTAGTCAACATCTAGCTATATGCCAGTTGTTGACTATCTATACCCCAGTTATTAGTATCCTATTGCACAATACAGCTAGTTTTGTTATAGTTGATAGCTACAAAAAGGATAATATAATGGCAGGACAGAAAGAAGAGTATTTTATGACATTCTACAGAGACATAGCCTTGCTACACGCAATTGCAAACAAGCAAACACTGTTCTTTTCTCACATGGTCAGTAGAATGGACAAGGATCAGATAATTCAGATGACTCCCTATGTTAGGAAGCAGATTATGGATTTGATTGGTGCTACACAGAAAAACAAGTTAGCAGGAGCTTCACAGTATATTGACAAGCTGATTAAGTCGGAATTGATTGCGAGTGTAGGTGATGGTGCGTATATGATAAATCCAAGAATACATGGCTACACGAACTGGAAGGAGAGTATTGCTACCAAGCATAGGCAGTTTACTGAATTAAGACTCCGATACTCAGAGGAGAATGGGAGAGAGATTGAGATTCGGTAATGACAATAGCTGATTTCGACCCAACGGTACTAGAGAGATATACGAAGCCACCATCTATGTTGCATTTTCAGTGGCAAGGGAGCAGGGTATGACTCAGGAAGAGATTAGACTTTCGTATATAGGAAAGAAATGAGCGTAGAGAGAGCTTTAGAGATAGCCAAAGAGTTAGAGTATAGGGAAACCCATAATCGGCTGAGATACTATAAACCTTACGAGTATCAGAGGGAGTTTCATGCTGCAAAGGTCAGTCAGAAATTGTTAATGGCTGCCAACAGAATTGGGAAAAGTTACTGTGGTGCTATGGAAATGGCAATTCACCTAACAGGGGAGTACCCGAAATGGTGGAAGGGCAGGAAATGGATGAGACCTATCAGAGCGTGGGCTGGAGGAGCCTCAAACGAGACTACACGGGACATTCTACAGAAAGAGCTACTAGGACAGCCAGACGATCCATCTGCAAAAGGCACAGGCTCTATTCCAATAGACAACATAGGTAACTCTACAAGGAAACCTGGTGTGCCAAACGCAATGAATAGTGTAGTAATCAAGCATAAGAGTGGTGGTTATTCGAGATTAGGCTTCAAGGCTTATGAAATGGGGAAGGAAAAATGGATGGGAGAGAGTCTTGACTTGATATGGCTCGATGAGGAACCTCCACCAGAGATATATACACAGGCAATTACTCGTACAGCGGATAAAGCTGGAATGGTCTATATGACATTTACACCTGAAAGCGGTATGACAGAGACAGTCGCTCAATTCCTCAATGACTTACGCCCTGGTCAGTACATTCAGACTGCTGGATGGGACGATGCCCCTCACATGACAGAGGAGGTTAAGGAGCAAATTCTAGTAGCACTGCCTCCACATGAAAGAAAAATGAGATCACAAGGTATTCCTTCATTGGGATCAGGTCTGGTCTTTCCAGTACCAGAGGATCTTATCAAGTGTGAGCCATTTGATATTCCTAACCATTGGCCGAGAATATCTGGAATGGATTATGGGTGGGATCACCCTACAACGGCAGCCTGGATAGCATGGGATAGAGACTCAGACGTAGTGTATGTGTACGATAGTTATGCACAATCTATGGAAGTTGCAGCGGTTCATGCAGCAGCGATCAATGCAAGACCTAAATGGATACCCGTTATCTGGCCTAGAGATGGTAGACAGGCCGATAAAGGCTCTGGTACTCCATTGGCAGATCAATATAGGGCATTAGGTGTGAATATGCTTAAAGGTAATGGCAGGAATTGGGGAGGCTGGTTCACAAATCCACCGTCAGCAGGGATGAAAGAGGGTACTGGAGGGGTATCTTTAGAGGCTGGGGTGATGGATATGTTGGAGCGAATGAAGACAGGGAGGTTCAAAGTCTTCGATACACAGTCGCAAGTCTTTGAAGAGTTTAGAATGTACCATAGAAAAGATGGCAGAATTGTACCTTTTAAGGATGATTTAATATCTGCGATCAGGTATGCTGTTATGTCATTAAGGTTTGCCAGAGTGCATGAGACTCAGCCTCGTCAGTATATGGCAGACAGCGACTACAGCGTTTTCACTTAGGAGAGGGAAATGGGCGGAATTATCAGAGCAGCGACCAGCTTGCCGAAAATGATATTCAGGGACTCGGCAGGCACTCCTGCGCCACAGCCGGTACAGGATGTTGGTAATGCCACAATGTCTGGGTTAGGCAAAATGATAGCTGGAACCGGATCTGTTCAGGGCGAGATCGACAAGCTCGGTCTTGAGTCTGAGGACAAGGGAATCGACATGAACAAGAAAAAGAAGGGTCGTTATGACACACTTCTTACTGGGCGTGGAGCCTCCCTCGGCTCTCCCGACATTAAGAAGAAGTCTCTTCTAGGAGGTTAGCATGGGATTGAAATCGACCTCAAACAGATAACGAATTTAGTATTTTTTAGGAGATAATTATGGGCGGTATTGTTAGATCAGTTTTCGGGGGATCATCTTATACACCTCCACCAGCACCAGCACCAGCACCAGAGCCAGCAATGTTACCTACGGTTGTAGATAAAGCAGTAACCGATGTAAAAACACAGGCTAGGGGCAAGCTAGGTAAAAAGGGTCGTTATGACACACTTCTTACTGGTGGAGAGGGCATATCGGAATCAGCAAAAGTTAGAAAATCAACACTAGGAGGCTAATGTGGGAAAGAAAAGCGCACCAGCACCAGTAGTTCCATACGCAGCACCTCCTCCAGAGGCTATAGACAGAAGTGAGCTAGACAAAGAAACTCTTAGAGCATCAAGAATGAGAGCCGGTGAAGTCTCTACTAAAGAGGGGAAGGAAGATCCTCAAGCATCCTTGTTGGCAGAAAGAGAGTTCTGGTCAGAGAGAGAGAAAGAGCAACAGAAAAAGAAAACACTATTGAATCAATGATTCAGCTTCTTGTAGGCAAAGATAAAGAAGTCGCTGATTGGGTGGCTAAAAGAGTAGATGCAACTACTTTCGGGGATTGCACTACTTATGGCTTCATCAAAGACGGAAAGATAGTTGGTGGTGTAGTGTTTTATGATTGGCGAATAGAGGATATGGTGTTTTCAGTAGCTTTCGAGGATAGGGGCTGTGTTACACGAAGGATTTTGAAGATACTTTTTGACTATCCGTTTAATCAGGTTGGATGCCATAGAATTACAGCATATACAGATGTAGAAAATGAAATGTCTAACAAGCTATTAAAGAGATTAGGGTTTCAGAAAGAAGGTCGATATAGAGAAATATCGAGAGAGCGCAAAGACGCAAACATTTACGGTATGCTCAAACGAGAGTGTATCTGGCTAGGAGAGAATAATGGGTAAGAAATCAGCACCAGCAGCACCACCACCACCTGTAGATTATGCAGCGGAAGCGGCACAGCGGGAGAAAGAAGAAAAGGAAATGGCAGCAGAGCTAGATGCTGAGAGGGCTAGTTTGATGCGTAAGCGTAAAACAGGTCGATATTCCACACTTTTAACAGGTGGTGAGGGCGTTCAGGATGAGACAGAAGTTAAAAGGAAGAGCCTGCTTGGAGGTGGATAATGTCTGTCGAGAAAATACTTAAACGGCTTAATAGCCTGGAATCAACGAAAAGCACTTGGTCTGACCATTGGCAAGAGATACTTGATTATGTAATGCCTCGTAAAGCGGAGGTAACAGTCAATTACGGCAAAGGCCAGAAGCGTACTGAAAACCTGTTTGACTCTACAGCGATTCATGCAAATACACTGCTGGCTGCTTCCTTGCAGGGAACACTAACATCAGCGTCATTGCCCTGGTTTCACCTGAAAGTAACGGACGAAAACCTAAATCAGCGTAGAGACGTAGCTGTATGGCTAGAGGATTGTCGCAATCGGATGTATAAGGCGTTCAACTCCTCAAACTTCAACACAGAGGTACATGAGTTCTATTTGGATATTACATCCATTGGTACTTCATGCCTTGAGGTAGAAGAAGTAGAAGAGACCGGACAAATGTCTTTTCGATCTCTGCATATCTCAGAGTATTTCGTAACTGAAAACAAGAGAGGGGAAATTGACACTCTCTATCGGAAGTTCGACTACTCAGCACGTCAAGCAGTTCAAAGGTGGGGTGATGCTGTAGGAGAAAAGGTTAATAAGGCGTACAAGGAAAACCCTGACAAGAAGTTCAGTTTTGTGCATTGTGTCATGCCATCAGAAGAATATGAGGGCATGACAAAATTGCCTTTCGTATCAATCTATATTGGGATAGAGGATAAGAAAGTGGTACATGAGGGTGGCTATAATGAAATGCCATATCTTGTAACACGTTGGTCTAAAGCGTCCGGTGAAGAGTATGGTCGTTCTCCAGCTTACAATGCTCTGCCAGACATTAAGACTCTGAATAAAGCTGTAGAGTTAGGACTAAAGGCATGGGCTAAAGCGATTGATCCTCCATTGATGGTAGAAGATGACGGAGTAATAGGTCGAGTAGTAACAAAACCTGGTGGTCTGACTACTGTACGCAGAGATGGTGCAGTTAAAGAAATGGGTATAGGTGCAAGATTTGACGTTTCTGATATGAAGGAGACAGAGCTTCGAGGATCAATCAAGCAAGCGTTCTTCTCGGATCAGTTAGAGCTACAATCCGGCCCTCAAATGACCGCTACAGAGGTTCAGGTTCGATATGAGCTAATGCAAAGGCTTCTCGGCCCGACTCTCGGAAGATTCCAGACTGAGTTTCTAAATCCTCTTATTGATAGATGTTTTGCAATCATGCAAAGGAACGAACAATTCCTTCCCGCTCCAGAGGTATTAAATGGAATCAGGGTAGATATTGAGTATGTCGGCCCACTAGCTCGATCTCAGAGAATGGAGGAGGCAGTGGCAGTTGAGAGACTGTATGAAATGGCTGGAATGTTAGCTCAGATGACACCTGAAATTATGGACAACCTTGACCATGATGCAGCAATCCGCTCAAGAGCAGAGTTGTTGGGTGTGCCAAAGAACATTCTCAAAGACCCAATGCAAGTTCAGGCTGAAAGACAGCAACGTCAAGAGCAACAACAGCAGATGATGGAAATGCAACAGGCTCAACAGGCTACAAGTATGGCAGCTCAAGCAGCACCAATGCTAGGAGCAGAGAGCGTAGAGTCTACAATGGGTGGAATGGAGCAGATAGCGGAGGCAGTAGGTGGCTAAAGCAATCTCGAAACTCAAAAAAGAATATGCAATTGCTTTCAGTTCACCAGAGGGTGAAGCAGTCCTCGATGATCTGAGAGCAGCATACCAAATGCGAGAATCATTCGTTAAGGGTGATCCGTATGAAACAGCGAGGAGAGAGGGCGAAAGAGCCGTTTATCTTCGTATTATCCACATGAGTAATCTTAAAGAGGAACATAAATGACCGAAGCAGCAATGACCACAGAAGCAGAGGATAATGCACCAGCACCCGAAGCGAGTGATAATCAAAGCGATTGGAGAAGTGGGCTTTCAGAGGAATTGAGAACAGAGCCTACACTAGCAAACATTAACGATGTAGAGTCAGCAGCAAAGACTCTGGTGCATCAGCAAAAGATGATGGGAACTCGTATTCCATTACCAAAGACTGATGAGGAGCGAGAAGAGCTTTATGCAAAGCTAGGTCGTCCAGAGAAAGCGGAAGATTATGAGCTGAGTGTACCAATAGGTTATGAACAGTATTACCCACAGGAAATGATGGGTTCGTTCAAGGAGGCAGGCCATAAACTAGGTCTTACTCCAGATCAAATGTCAGGATTGATGGAATGGCAGAAGGGGGCTATTGATTTTCAGTCAGGCCAAGAGCAATCAACCATAGAAACACTGGCCTCTCAGTCAGAGGAAACATTACGTCAAGAGTTTGGTGGTGATTATGAAAAGAACATAAGAGCTGCAAATAGAGCATTAAGCGTATACGGAGACAAGGCACTCCAGGATAAACTGGCAGACCCTCGGTATGGTAATGATCCTGATTTAATCCGACTGCTTGCTAACGCAGGTAAGGATATTACTGAGGATTCAGCACAAGGGACAACGAACAATTCATTGGTAATGAGTCCATTGGATGCCAAAATGCGAATTGACCAGATAAATGGTGATAAAGAACACGCATACTGGAATCCTCAGAATCCTAAACATAATGATGCACAGGAAGAGATGAGGCAATTATTTGAGAAAGCGCACAGTTAAAATAAAGTGTTGATATTATTGTGGGGTAGAGTATAAACTTACCCCACAGCTTCAAAAACTGCCCGAAAGGATAACAGTGGAAGCAGGATAACCACCTAAAGTTCGTATAGTCAGCGTAATAGACAGGACACCCGAAAGGATAATGACCGTTTTTTGTTTTTAACCTAACAAGGAGGGCATTATGTCCACTCAAATTACAACTGCATTTGTAGAGCAGTATAAGAGTAATGTACTTCACCTTGCACAGCAGAAGGGATCACGTCTACGTGGCGTAGTTCGTTATGAGTCTGTAACAGGTAAGAGTCATTATTTCGAGCGCATTGGCGCAACGGCAGCACGCAAGCGTACTTCACGCCACTCAGATACTCCACGCATGGATACTCCGCATTCCAGACGTAGGGTTACTATGGATGATTACGATTGGGCTGATATGGTAGATAATGAAGATAAGGTGCGTATGCTTATCACCCCACAGAGCGAATATGCTATGGCGGGTGCTAATGCTATGGGTCGTGCTATGGACGATGCTATCATTGAAGCAGTAAATGGTAATGCCTATGGTGGCGTTTCTGGCGGTACTGCGGTTGCACTTCCATCTGCACAGAAGATCACTGAGAGCGGTACTGACGGACTGACTTTGGCGAAACTTCTTAACGTCAAAGAGATTCTTGATGCTTCTGAGGCTGATCCAGAGGAGCAACGCTGTATCGTATGTTCTGCCAAGCAGGTTACTGATATGTTGGGTGTTACTCAGATCACAAGTTCTGACTACAACAGCGTAAAAGCACTTGCTCAGGGTGACATTGATACCTTTATGGGTTTCAAGTTCATTCGTTCCGAGCGTCTAGGTACATCTGGCAGTATGCGTCAGGTTCTTGCGTTCACTCAATCTGGTATCGGTCTTGCAGTCGGTTCTGACATTTCTACTCGTATTAGCGAGCGTGATGATAAGAACTATGCAACTCAGGTATTCCTTTCAATGACTATCGGTGCTACTCGTGTTGAAGATGAGAAAGCAGTCGAGATCGAGTGCTACGAAGCATAAAGGAGATAGAAAATGGCTGTTACTACTCAAAAAAGTACGCAAGTAACCAACTTTGATGCCGAGCCTGCCGTAATGGAGGAAACTTCGGATATTCATGGTCGTTTGCGAATTGCTTATTTCGATCACACTCAGTCTGGTGCTGGTGATGCAACCTCTTCTGTAGAGATTGTTCGCCTACCACCTGGAACCGTCCGCTTGTTGGGCGCACTGAGTCGTATCGAACACGCATGGACTACTGCTAGTGCAACGATGGATGTTGGTTGGGATGCCTATACGGATCTTGACGGTGACGCTGTAGCTGCTGACGCAGATGGTCTTGATAACGGTATTGATGTTGATACCGCTGGTGTTACTGCTATTGGGTCTACCCAAGCAGCAGATACCAAGACGTTCATTTCTCGTGATGGTGTATCTATTCGGCTAACAAGTCAGGATACCGCTATTGCAGATACGAACACTGCATCAGGCTATCTGGTCTATGTTGTAGACTAAAGTGAAACGTGGAGGGGTGGGAAACTGCCCTTCCACACAATAGGAGCGTGATATGGCTACAGAGGTCTCAATCTGTTCTAATGCCCTAAGAAAACTAGGGGATGACCCAATCACCTCCCTAACTGATAATACAGAGCGAGCAAGGCTCTGTAATGCGTTTTACGAACCCACAAGGGATTCTGTATTAAGAGCGCATACATGGAATTTCGCTATTCGTAGACAAGAGCTGGCACAGCTAACCAGTACGCCAGAATTTGATTACGATTATGAATACACCTTACCAACTAGCCCGTACTGTCTGCGTGTTCTCAAGATGGAATACGATGAGTATGAGTTCAAAATTGAGGGAAGAAAACTATTATCTAACGAAGGTACGGCAAAGATTCTCTATATAGGGAAAATCACTGATCCGGCTGAGTTTGATGTAATGTTTGTAGAGGCTCTAACTGCACGCCTAGCAGCAGAGCTGGCTTATTCCATCACTGGAAGCAATGGTATGTCAAAGCAGATGTGGGAGCTATACGAGTTGAAGGTTGCAGAGGCTCGAAGTATTGACGGACAAGAAGGATTCCTTGATAGCATCATTGCAGACACCTTTACAAGTTTCCGTAAATAATGGCTAGAGTTCATCCTTTTCAGTCAAATTTTACAGCAGGAGAGTTAAGTCCTCGCCTGGAAGGTCAGATTGACTTCAAGAAATACTTTAATGGATGCAGTGAATTAACAAACATGATTGTATATCCTCATGGTGGCGCTACACGCAGAGGTGGAATGTATTTTGTATCTGAAGTAAAAGACTCAACCAAAGAAGTAAGACTTATCCCTTTTGAGTTCAATGTGACTCAGGCGTATGTATTAGAATTTGGTGACCAGTATATCCGCTTTTATAAGGATAACGGTCAAATACAGTCTGGTGGTTCTGCTTATGAGATTTCCACTCCCTATCTTGAGGCAGAATTGTTTGAGTTACAGTTTGCTCAGTCAGCAGATGTTATGTATATCTGCCACAGCAATCATGCGCCAAGAAAGCTGTCTCGTACAGGACACACAAGCTGGACACTATCTACACCTACGTTTACATGGGCTGGAACCTCACCCTGGAGTGCAGGTAACGGCTACCCAAGAACAGTATCATTTTATGAGCAAAGACTATTCTTTGCAGGTACATCAGCATCACCTCAGACTATTTGGGGGTCACAGACAGCAGATTATGAGAACTTCGATCAAGGCACAGGGCTTGATGATGAGTCAATGGAATATGCTATTGCAACAAATAGGGTCAATGTAGTCAGATGGTTACAGCCTAGTCGTGACTTGATTGTAGGTACAGCAGGTGGCGAATTTAAGATTTCCAGGCCAACAGGTGAGCCATTAACACCATCTAATATAATGGTAACACAGCAGACCACTTACGGAAGTTATACGATTCCACCAATGCAGATTGGTAATTCTATTCTGTTTGTGCAGAGAGCAAGAAGGAAAGTCAGAGAGTTTGGGTATAATTTCCAAAATGATGCCTATATTGCACCTGATATGACACTACTTGCAGAGCATATTACTGATGGATATATTCAAGATGTGGACTACCAGCAAGAGCCAGATTCAGTTGTTTGGGCGTGTACAGCAGATGGCAAACTGTTAAGTATGACGTATGAGCGTCCAGAAGATGTAGTTGCATGGGCTAGTCATACAGCGGGGGGTGCAGGCGTAGAGGTAGAAAGCGTTGCAGTTATTACTACAACGACAGCGGATCAACTATGGGTGCTGGTAAAGAGAACTGTAAATGGCTCAACAGTACGTTATGTAGAGTATCTTGATCCTGATTTGAATGTAGATTCTGGATTGACAGGAACGGTATCTGGGACAAGCCCCACAGTAAGCGGTCTGGATCATCTGGAAGGAGAGACTGTAAAAGTTGTAATCAATGATGCTGTATTCCCTGATGAGGTAGTTAGCGGTGGTGCTATATCGCCAAGCATCCCTTCTACATGGGGTTCGGTATCGCTAGAGGTAGGATTAGGTTATACGTCTACACTAAAGACTATGCGTGTAGAGGAAGGTTCTCAGGCAGGAAAGGCTCAAGGTCGCAAGAAGAGATGGAATGAGGTTATTGTACGACTATTGAATACAACAGGCGTAAAGATCAATGATGACCAACTGCCTTTCCGTACTTCTGCTGACCCAATGGATTCAGGACTAGGCTTATTCACAGGTGACAAAAGAGTCACGAATCTCGGATGGGATCGTGATGGATATATTGAAATCAAACAGGAACAACCACTACCAATGACTATACTAGGTATTCATGGCACGTTGAATACGGTGGATTAAATGGCCGCAGAACTAGCAGCAGTAGGGGCAGGACTAGGAATAGCTGGAGGCATCATAGGTGCTAGAGGGGCGATTTCGTCAGGAAATGCCTCATATTTGCAAGGGCAAGTCCAGTATCACCAGGAGTTAATGCGAAGCGCATACGAGGCTAAAGTTCTCCAGCGCAAGATGATAGAGCAACTGCATAAGCAGTTCGCACAATGGGGTGGGGCTGGTGTCGCCGTAGGCGAGGGTTCTCCGGTAGTAAACATGATGAAAACCATCAATGATCTTGAGGAAGATAGAGCACATATCCTCAGAGAAGGTCAGAAGAACGCATGGTTACTGTGGCAAGCAGGAGCAGATAAGCAGCTTGCAGGTCAGTATAATGCCACTACATCTCTGCTTTCAGGTGCTAGTTCTGCAATGACTGGATATAGTGCTGGAATGTCAATTAATTAAGGAAGAATCATGGCTCCGGTAATCAGATCAAGAGGAGGAACAAGCATAGGTGCAGCAACAGTACCAGGGGGCAGTCTCGCTTACATCAATCAGGCTGGTGCATCAGGTCGTGCAGCCATGCAGATGGGGCAAGCGGTAACAAAGATTGGCACGCAGATTGGCAAACTAGATGATCTGCTGAATGAGAAGATTTCTGACAAAGAAACAAAATACTTAAATAATCAGGCTCAGATAAATTACCTTAATCATACGACAGGGGTTAGGGACGCATATTCTGAGGGGGTTGAGGCAGGAGAAATCCCGCCTGGTACATTACATGAGCATATGCTCGATGCTGATACCAAATGGGTAAACAATAATCCGCTTGATGAGAAGATTGACTATACTGAGTTTAATTTATTTAGAGCAACATATTTAGAGCAGAATACGCAAGAATGGGGGGCTTCTGACAGGAGTGAGCAGGTTGCTGCGCTACAAGCAAAGGAGGCAGCGCAATTCACAACTACGCTTAGGTTAATCAATAGTGCAAATAACGTATCTGATATAGATACTCTTGTGGGTGTTGTAGGCAGATGGACTCCAGATGAGTTTTCTACTCCTAAAGAATTTAACGATACCAAAAGCAATCTGATCCAGCAGGCATATAAGCGTAAGGCTTCTATAAGAGCGTTAGGTGGCGGCAATACGGCAGATGCGTACTATAATGGCATTAGGTATCTCGGTGTTCAGCCAGACGGTACATTCAACGAACCGCACCTTAATAAGAATGATCGTACCGCACTTATTCAGCAGTTTAATGTGCAGGCATTAGCAATTGAAGCTGGAGAGAAAAGAGAGAAAAATATAGCATTAACTAGCGAGAGAGTACGCATTACTAAGCTATATGATAGTGGCAAATTAACTATCGAAGATTTGGAGGGTTCTTCGCTTCCAATAAAAGAAAGAGAGGCGTTCATTGGAAGATTAACCAAGTCAGAAAAGGCTGCATGGGAAGGAGGGTTCAGCACAATTCAGAACAAGATTTTCGCAAAGACGGTTGGCAGTCAAAATGACATTATTCGAGACCTACCTGCGGCAAAGGAGAGAATTACTGCTCTAGCGATTGAGGCAGGGGTTCCTGGTGAAAAAATTACTGCGTTATTGCAGTTGGCAGACAGCACTAATAGAAACTCTGTAGAGTTTAATTTATATAAAAATGCAACCGATCAGGCAGAGCAGGTATTCCGTGAAAGACTACAAGAAGGTGTTACCCCAGAAGTAACTGACTTGATGAGCTTGTTCGCACAAAGACAAAGCACGTCACAGCAGTTAAAAATATGGAATGGGAAATTTAGTTCATTGTTACAAGATGAGTTAAAAGAGGGGGTTGGTGAGGGGCTGACATGGAAGCAGATGCTTAATCCAGACAGCGATACATATATTGTAGATAACGTGGTGGATTCAATTTCGGCAGAAAAAGATGAGGCACAACAGGCTGAAGTCAAGCGTGATATTGAGCCGCCAAAAGAATCAACAGGCGCAAGTGGATGGTTGTCAGAGGAATTTCCGAGTATTGGAGAAAATACTTATGAGATATATGGCCAAAGATGGGTTGCTGATGGAGAATCATTCTCAGAAGTAAAAGCAAAAGTTGGAGCCGAAATTGCGGAAGAGCTTACGGGCAGTCAGTGGAGCCGGATCGAAAGGATGCCTAAAGATCATCCATTGTATAAGCATTTCCCTAATGGCGAAGAAACAATGGAAGAATGGGATGCCCGTATTAACATAATGAGCAGGATGCAATAGTGGAGATTGAAGAACTAGCGCAGAAGGGTGTCTCGAATGACGCATTAAACGCTCTGAGCCTGCATAGACAGCAGGTAGATCAGGATAAAGGTATCTCTGTTCAGAAGCACAATAGCAGAACAGAAATGCCAATAGTTAGCCAGGTGTCAGATGCGCGTCCTACTGGAAGCACAATTGTTCCATTTATGGAGACCGGATACAGCGCACACACAATATATCATGGCAGAGAAGGGCGGTTTAATTTCGATACAAGGCCACGGCTTGATGGTTTAACTCCATCGCCTAGATATAAGTTTGAGGCAGAAAATGGAGAGACCTTATGGGGGCAGCTTGAAGAGGAATATCAGCCTAAAAGATGGGAAGAGAATGAATCGGCAGAGCAAGACTACGAGACCCTAAAAGGGATTCCAGTAAAGACAAGGCGAGTTATGCTGGAGAGAATGTGGCAAGACCCTATGGTAGCCACAACGATAGATAACGCTATTACAGGAAGTATGCCTTTTGAGGAATTAAAGCCTGTTCTTTCACATTTTGATACAGAGCGACAGACATTCAGTGTAGATACCCTGCAAATGGAGGAGGCAGGCAGAGAGTTCATCGAAATGAAGCAAAAACTGGAAGATGAGCAGTTTCGTCAAGGAATGAAGCTGGTGACGGATATGTTTTCACCTGAAAACATTGAGAAGCTAGAGAAGGAGGATATGCAATTACAGTTAAAGGCTTTGGCAAAACAATATGAGCTTGAGTACGACCCAGAGCGTCAAATGCCTCTGGAGGAGGTGCTAGATACTGGATTCGATACATCTATTATGGCACTTGCTTATTTGGTGATGCAGGATGTTTCAGGCGATAAAACAGCGAAAAGCAAGTTTGTAAACATGATCCTTAAAAGTGAGGAGCTGGCACAACAGAATATGTTTAGATCAAGTGTTGGCCATATTGTCACTATGGGAAGCGATCTCCCTGTAATGGCTCCATCAATGCTTGCAGGCGGGGCTTTGTGTGCAAAACTAGGCTTAACTACTGGGCCATTGGGAGCTACAGCAGCGGGGGCTGGATGCGCTTTTGCTATTGGTTTTGGTGTTCCAGCAGGAATACGAGAAACATTGACTCTGCATATGTTGGATGAGCTTCAAGGGAGCGAAACGCCATTTTGGGACAAGCTGGTAAGTGTTGGAAGGGCTACAGGCATAGAAGGAATTGTTGGTTTTCTTACTGGAGGCATGGGACATCTTGCGAGAGCGGGTGTAAGCAGAAAACTTAACAGGAAATCACTTATTGAGGGGTCTGTGTTGAGCGTGGAAGCCACCACAATGTCAACCGCAGGAGCAGTATTACATGGAGAGGAGGTTACATTAAAAGGCATTGTTGGTACTGCTTTCGAGCTTATGGTGCTTAAAGGCGGCACACATAGTCTTGCAAAATTTACAAGAACAGTTAGAAAAAACGTTCATTCAAGGGAGGCCAACGTAGTCAAAAACTTGATGAAGCTCTATGAAAAGGTAGGTATTCATCCTGATAAGGTATTAGAGGACGCTAAAAACAGGCCAGGAGGTTACGATGCCCTATTAGCTGCATTGACAAGAGATAGTTTTGATATACCACAGATGTATAGGCGGGCGTATTTTGAGGCAATCTCCGTAGCAGAACATATGAACGTCTCTAAGGTAGAAGGGGTTACAGCAGGGCTATATGAAAAGGACGGAAAGTATCACATCAATATCCATGACGGCAAAGAGACTGTTGGATTTATTCTGAAAAGAGCTGATGGTGGGATGCTAGAGATTGATTCCGTTAGTGGAGAGATAACACCAGCAGCAATTAAAGCAATGCTGGAGAGAGTGCCGTTTCCTGTTAGAGAGACAGAGGCACATCCTGGAATCAAGACAGAAGCAGCGGACGTATCTGAGGCTGATCTTGCCTTGATAAACGCAAGAAACGTGCTTGCCGAAAAACCTAAAGAAGAATGGCCTCCTGAAATGCGTGAGGCATTAGAAGAAATACAGGGAGAAGTATTAAATATATTTGATAAGACTGTTGGCGAAAAAGAGCTTGAGCGAGCGGAGAAAACAGCAGTCGATCTTTCGGAGAAGATGCAAGAATCTATAACTGGATTTAGGGATATATATAAGGTTAATCCAGAACCATTCGGGGAGATTGAGAGACTTGACATTGAGGTGGAGCCACTACACACGCATATAGTTGTTACGCACTCAGCAGATGGGAAATATGGCGGCAAGCTAGACATTGAAGCGTCAGGGCATCAGATCCATTTTGGCTCAGATTCACAGGCGGTTGATAATGCAGGACGCAAAACTGATCCTGTATTTGTTAGAGCGCAGATAAGATTCAATAAACCTTTAGACTTACGGAAAGATATTGATTTTGATAATGCTACCGATGGTGCTAAAGATGCAGTTGGAACGGCAGCATATCTCAACAGAAAAGGAATCATTACTGATGGGGAGGCTCAATCAGTAAGAACTGCTGGCTCATCCAAAGCAGAGCAGCAACATGCTCTTTCAGAGGTATTAAAGGCCAGAGGCTATGACGCTATTCTGTATAAGAACACTCAAGAAGGGCGTGAGAGAGAGATAAATCCAGAAGATGCAGTTGCCTTGCTAAGAAGTACAGATACAGAAGGTAGGCCAATGATTAACCCACTTGGTTATGCAAAACTGAGTGAGGACGGGCGTGTAGGTCAATGGATGGATACATTAGAGGCTGCTGGATGGAGCGAGGGAGCAGCAGGAGGAAGTAATAATTTAGGTCTGTCTGATACAGCAATAAGGGACGGTCTGATGAATATGCCAGCCCTTCTCCAATTGTATAGCGCAATTACAGAAGGGAAAGCACCATCGGTAGTAAAAGGCTTTAGAAAGCCAGGCGTTCGTGGTCAGGCAAGAGGTGAGGAGATAAAGATTCTTGCGGCATTAGGCAAGGATAAATTTCAGGCACTTGCAACAATGGCGCATGAGATTGGTCATGTAGGCGATTATGTTGAGGGTACGCCTAGCAAGACTATGGCAAGAGGAAACATTCTCGGAAGGATAGCTTCTCTGCACAAAAATTTCTCACACTATGTTGAGGGCAAGATAGGTGGACAAAAGCCATTAACGAAAAAAGAGAAGGATGCCCTTAAAAGAAAAGCAGAAGATATACTCAAAAAGCAAATTGATGAGTTGTCTGAGGATGTTGAGATACAGCGTGATCTTGGGCTAACACCTAAAGACATTAAGGATATTTTTACTGGAGTTGCAGGGAGAGCCGAGGCTGATCCTGCCATATATCAATTTATTGCCAATACATCCAGAGCGCAGAAAAAGGAAATTCTCAGGTCTCTTGCTAGAGGCATTATTCCAGAAGAGATTTTGTCTGTTGCCGGAAAGAAACCTAAAGAGGATGTTTCAGAGGAAGTATCAAAAGAAGCAATTAAGGAGAAGTATCAAGAAATGCTTCTTGAGGAGGTAAAGAGAAGAGGTTTGCTTTCTCTTGATGTGGTCACTAATGAATTGAAAGCCCTAACAGAGCTGTGGAGGCCGTTTGATCCCCAGGCAAATGTAGAGTATACAAAGTATAGATATAACTCAAAAGAGCTTTACGCTGACTTTGTAAGTGCATTGCTTCTGAATAGACAGTGGGTAATGGCTATAGCACCTAACGCCTATAGGGGCTTTATGGGGCATTTAGATAAAAAGCCAAGATTCAAGAAAGAATACCATAGGATCATATCTGATCTTGCTTTTGGTGGTGATGCAGTGCTTAAAAAGGCCAGGGGTAATCTCATTGATGGGTTCATTGAGGCAGATGCAAAAACAATGCGTCTGCTCGAAGAAAGAATTAAAGCAGATAAAGATAATGTTCCCTCATTTATGGAGGACTTTGTTGATTCGTATTACATGATTCACAAGGATGTGGCGAGCGTTAAGGAAATACCGCCACACCTGAATCCAGTAAGAAAGATTGATGATTACAGATACCAAACATCAGAGGGTGAGGGGTATATCAACGCGATTGATACTCACATTAAACAGCCAATTGTTAGACTAGGCTTGACTGATGAAATGTTTGGAGAATATCTCTTTCACCGAAGGGTTGCTAATGAGAGAGCAGAGTTATTCAATCCAGAGGGATTCGAGAGAGAATCATCGGGCGAGATAGTCAAAAAGTATGAATCAAGATTCCCTGAAATCGTGCAAGTTGCAAATAAATACTGGGAAATACGACAAGACTTTCTGATTAAGAACCTCAGAGGCTCCGAAATGTTCCCTGAGCACTTGTTGAAGAAGCTGGAGGATAATAATTTTTATGCCACGTTCGATGTTGTTGAATACATAGAATCAACGGGTGCTGGAGGCATGGGTTCTGCCATTAAGAAGCAGTACGGTACTTTGAAGAGGATCGGAAACCCATACAGTAGAACTATCGTCAATGATCTTATGTTGATGCGACAGGTATCAAGAAATATCGCAGTCAAATCATCCGTTGACTTTTATGGCTCCAGGCTGGCAGAAGATGCAGGACTGCAAGCACCAATAAGGGCTGAATGGGGTGGGCCAAAGTCTGGCTGGCTAGAGCCAAAAGACCCAACATTGGGGTTAGTTAAATTCTATCGCAATGGTAAGGTGGAAGGGGTGTATCTGCCAAAGAAGATCGCAACTTCATTGATGGAGAATCCACACAAAGAAACGTGGCTGACCAATAACTTACGATTAGCCAATAATTTGTTTAGAAAAGTTTATACGGAATACAATTATGGATTCTGGATGTTTAACTTTATCCGAGATTATTTTAGAACTGCTCGAAACTTGCCAGCAACAGGGCCAATAACAAAGGCTTTGCCAGTAGTAAAACTGGCTCAATATGCACCATATATGCTGAAAGGGCTTGTTACAGCCAGAAGGAGTGTGAAAGGCGTTGATGATGCGACAATCAGAGACGCATTGAAGAATAATCAGCTTATCTCAGTCTTGCAAGAGTGGGGTGAGGTAGAGGGAAAGAGCGAATTTGATGTGCTTACGCATAGATATTCGCAACGTGCAGGAGGGATGAAGGAGTTTAGAGGCCCAGTAGACAGACTCTTTAGAGGGATGCACGCAACAGCACAGACATTGGAGCGTACTCATAAGTTTGGGGCAAAAGAGTTTATAGAAAAGCATTTCCCTAATATGCCAAAAGAGGAGAAATCTCATTTTATTAGAGTTTATGCTGGCTCTCCTCCTTTTTTGAGAAAGGGTAGTAATCCTAATTATAATTTACTCGCAATGTTTTCAAACGCCATTAAGGAGGGCTGGAGAGGGGATTACGAGGTATTCCGGCAGAGACCTGGTGAATTTATTAACAGTATGGTGCAAACAACCATTGTTCCAAAAATAATCCAGTATGGGATGCTGTATGGAATGTTCGGTGATGATGAAGATAGTCAATTGGCGCAGAGAGTTATGCAGGGCGTTGGTAGTCACGATATGTCTAATTATTTGATTTGGCCTATTGGATTAACGGATACAGGAAAATCCGTATATATCAGGATTCCTCAAGACGAGACCAGCAGATTGATCGGAGCAATGTTCTCAACAGCTATTTCAGAGGAAGCAAGTGGATGGGATATTGCTTCTACGGCAGCGGGGCAGATACCTAGCATGTCACCAATTCTTTCGTTAATGGGGTCAACACTTACATCACTTGCTACAGGAAATGCCCCACATGATACATGGAGAGGCGAATCAGCCATATCTCAAAAGCACTGGGAGGCTGGTGGTTACGATGCAGCTAAAGAAATTGGTAAATGGGCCTCAAATGAGCTTGGTGGAGGTATAGTTTACAGATTTAGTAGAGAGCAAACAGAATCAATAGAGTCTGGAGATTATGGTTTTCTTGAGAGGCTGATTGGTTATCCAATTCTGCAAAACGCACTGGGTAGATTTATTAAGATCACTGATTATGGCGTGACGGAAAAACTGACAGCAGGGGCAGATGATATAAGGTCACAGAGAGCGTCTGATCGTCTCAAGATAGAAAGAGAATTAAGGCAGAGCATACAAGACCCTGATTTTGTAATTTCAGATGAGACGATTGATTTGATAGGCAAATATGGGCGATCCATGAAGAAAACTGCTAAAGGAATGATTATTGATACCTATGGCCGTCCAGTGTTAAGATCATTAGAGAATGCAAGATCGAACGAGGAAAGAAAAGCAATTCTTGAGAGAGCAAAGCGCATGAAGTTATTGATAGGAGATAAGAGGTGACAGTATCAAGCACAACCAATAAGGTTTCATATACAGCAACAGCGTCACAGACGGTCTTTGCATATACTTTCAAGATATTCGCAGATGCGGATTTGAATGTTTATGTAGATGGAACACTGCAAACTCTGACCACTGATTACACAGTATCAGGGGCAGGTGATGTAGGGGGTGGCAATGTAACATTTGTAACAG